ATGAGTACTGGATTTAACGATCCTACTGATTGGATTTCAACAGGATCATATGCACTAAACTATCTTATCTCAGGAGACTTTCACAAAGGTGTTCCGCTAGGTAAGGTTACTGTGTTTGCAGGTGAATCAGGAGCAGGTAAGAGTTATTTCTGTTCAGGTAATATTGTAAAACACGCACAGGATCAAGGCATCTTTGTAGTACTAATTGACTCAGAGAACGCACTTGATGAGAGCTGGCTACAAGCTCTACAAGTTGACACTAGCCCAGAGAAACTTCTCAAGTTAAATATGTCAATGATTGATGATGTAGCAAAGACTATCTCAACATTTATTACAGACTACAAAGCTATGGATGAAGAAGATCGTCCTAAAGTATTGTTTGTAGTTGACTCGTTGGGTATGTTACTAACACCTACTGATGTTGATCAGTTTAACAAGGGTGATATGAAAGGTGATATGGGTCGTAAGCCTAAGGCATTGACTTCACTTGTTCGTAACACAGTTAATATGATTGGCTCGCTTAACGTAGGCTTAGTGTGTACTAACCACACATACGCATCGCAAGATATGTTTGACCCAGATGATAAGATCAGTGGTGGTTCAGGCTTTATCTATGCATCAAGTATTGTTGTTGCAATGAAGAAGTTGAAACTAAAAGAAGACGAAGACGGCAATAAGATCTCAGAAGTTATGGGTATCCGTGCTGGTTGTAAAGTAATGAAGACTCGCTATGCAAAACCGTTTGAAGGTGTGCAGGTTAAGATTCCTTATGAAACTGGTATGAATCCGTACAGTGGGTTAGTTGAATTGTTTGAGAAGAAAGGATTGTTGACAAAGCAAGGCAATCGACTCAAGTATATTAACCTAGCAGGCGAAGAAGTTCTTGAGTATCGTAAGGCTTGGATGCAAGACGGAAAACTTGATTCAATTATGTCAGAATATAACGAAAAAATGAAGCCTGTGGTAAATACCGCTGAAGCAGATTTAGTTGATGCTGATTTAATTGATGAAAATTTAATCGAGGAATAATTTATGGATGATACACAAATAGTAGATATCTGGACAATGTTTAAAGAACATCTTGACAAGAAGCACGTCGAGACGGCAGCTGAAAGATATGTAGATCTAATGGCAGATCTTGGTGCACCAGACGAAGCCTTTATATCTGCACTAGGTCACGATAGTACTTTAGATATTGCAATTAACTATTATCTAGATCTCGACGAAGATGATAAACTAGACGAAGAACAAGATTGGGATTAAATTATGGGTTGGTATAGCGAAGTATCACGAGACATATCTAAAATTCCTAGTGCTGTACAATTCTTTGAAGATGAATTAGTACAAGGACGTCAAGATGTAAAACTCAAAGGCAATGTTGAACGTGCCGCTGCAGAGATGCCTGGCATTGTTGAACAGCGTTTTAATCAGTTACAAGAGATCGAAGCTATACTACACTACTTAAATATCGAGCTACGTAGATTGCGTAGCTCGTATTTTAAGAAATATCTCGAAAACTACCAACGAGCTCTGTCAAGCCGTGACGTTGAAAAATACGTAGACGGTGAGGCAGACGTTGTTGACTACGAAAAGATTATCAACGAGTTTGCACTAATGCGTAACAAATGGTTAGGTTTACTAAAAGGACTCGATCAAAAACAATGGCAGATTACTAATGTTGTAAAACTTAGAGTTGCTGGGATGGAAGATGCAAGCATTTAAAGATCCTGACCAGGCTATATTACATCAATATATGTCAGAAACATATCCACTACAGGATATACAAATTGTTGATGTAGGATCACGCAAAGGTAAATGGATAGGAGCATTTGTTAGAGATTTTCCTAACGCAGAATTTCATTGTTTTGAAGCAATACCTGATACGTGGACAATTTTAAATAATCGTTTTGCAAATAATAAAAATGTTACTTGTTACAATTATGCAGTTTCAAATAACAATAATAAAAGTTCTTTTTTTATAGACAAAGAAAGAGCCGGGTGGAGTGGATTACAAAAACACACTAACTTAAATAATGTATATACAGAAATTCAAATTCCGTGTATGACATTAGACACATTAAATTTGTCTCCTACCTTAATCAAAATAGACGTTGAAGGTGCAGAACTTCTAGTGCTACAGGGTGCTAAAGAAACTCTTGCTCGAACCAAATTAGTTTACTTTGAATGTGGTGAGGTTCATTTTACTAATTATTCCTATACAGCTAGTGACGTTTATTCTTTCTTAACTGATAATAATTTTATTTTATATACTTTAGATTTTAAAAAGTTATCCTTAGAAGAATTTATATACAATACTTCTATAGAAAGACGTACTGAAAAAGTAAGACGTAGTGGAAATTATTTTGCATTCAACCAAAATAATTTAAAACTATAAACTACGTACATAAATATGTTTATGAATAGAGTAGTATTAGTAACAGGCGGCTTTGATCCGCTACATAGTGGGCACATTGCCTATTTTAAAGAAGCAAAGAAATTAGGCGAGCATTTAGTTGTTGGCCTAAATTCAGACGATTGGCTAACACGTAAAAAGGGCAGACCGTTTATGTCTTTTGAAGAACGAGCTGCTATCATTAAAGAACTAGAAGTAGTTAATGAAGTTATCGGATTCAATGATAATGACGATAGTGCCCTTAATGCCATTGGGCAAGTACTTGCAACCAAAGGCAGCAGCTGGAAAGTTATTTTTGCAAATGGCGGCGATAGGACAAATACTACAACACCTGAGTATACTGCATACAAAGATAACAAGAATGTAGCGTTTGCATTTGGCATTGGTGGAGAGAACAAAGCCAACAGTTCAAGTTGGATACTCGACGAATGGAAAACACAAAAGACTGAACGTGACTGGGGTTACTGGCGTATGTTAGATCACAAGCCTGAGAAAGGTTATAAAGTAAAAGAACTTGTAATCTATCCTGGTAAAGCACTTAGTGATCAAAAGCACTTCAAACGTTCAGAGCAATGGAACATACTAGAAGGTGTAGTTGATATGCAGACTGAATGGGACGGAAACGTATCTAATCTAAAATTAAAGCCACACAGTGTGCCTTATGAAATAGGTAAAGAAGTTTGGCACCTAGCATCTAACACTGGTACAGAAAACGCACACATCCTCGAAATACAATGGGGTAGTGAGTGCATTGAAGAAGATATAGAAAGAAGAAACCAATGAAAGTATTTGTAGGTTACGATCCACGTGAAGATATAGCATATCAAGTATGCAAACATAGCATTGAACGGCATAGTCCGACTGCACAAGTTATACCATTAAAACAAACCGACCTTAGACAGCAAGGATGGTATTCAAGAAATACAGACAAACTAGCAAGTACCGAGTTTACATTTACTCGCTTCTTAGTTCCGGAACTTGCTAATTTTAATGGCTGGGCAGTATTTATGGATTGTGATATGTTACTTAAAACAGACATTGCAGAATTATTTGCACAAGCTGATGATACAAAAGCAGTGATGTGTGTGCAGCACGACTATGCACCTAAAGAAGGCACCAAGATGGATGGACAAACACAAACAGTTTATCCACGCAAGAATTGGTCTAGTATGATGCTTATCAACTGCGGACATCCTGCTAACAAAAGACTTAACATAGACTTAGTAAATGAGAAAGAACTTAACGGTGCATATTTTCATAGATTTAGTTGGCTAGAAAGTGATGATCTAATTGGTGAGATATCACCTGAATGGAATTGGTTAGTAGGACACTATAACGAGCCAAAGGATGGCACGCCAAAACTATTACACTACACAGAAGGTGGCCCGTGGTTTGAAAACTATCGTGATTGTGAATACAATCAGGAGTGGAAACAAGAACTTTATGATATGTTTAAGTAAAAATCTTAGCGATGAATATATTAATAAGTTTGCACAGGGTGCCAGCTTACCAATATATGATTATGATAATTATCCCAGTAATGGTGCTATCTTAATTCGTAGTATGGGAAAACGTAAACTTATAAAAGAAAGTTGGACCAACAATAGAGACTTTTATTATATGGACAGCGGATATGTTGGTAACTATAAATCTAAGTCTAATCCTTATGGATGGAAAGTTTGGCATCGTATTGTAAAGAATGACGTGCAACATAATGAAATAATTGATCGTCCTGACGATAGATGGAAGCGACTAGACTATCCTATTGAAACTCGTAAACACGGAAAACATATACTACTAGTTACTCCTAGCGAAAAGCCTTGTAAGTTTTACGGAATAGATAAGGATACTTGGGTAAGTGATACTATTACAGAAATTAAAAAGCATACAGACAGGCCTATAATTGTTAGAGACAAAGCACCACGCCCTCAGCGTGTTATTAAAACAATTTTTGATGCCCTAACTAATTGTCACGCATTAGTAACATATCAAAGTGTAGCAGCAATTGAAAGTGTATTATTCGGAGTGCCGGCATTTACTCTAGCACCAACAGCAGCAGATCCTGTATGTGACAAGAACATAAGTCTTATTGACACACCCACTGTACAAGATAAAGATAAAATATATAAATGGGCTTGCCATTTGGCCTACGGACAATTTCATAATGATGAGCTTAGTGATGGTACTGCTTATCAAATATTAAAAGGAACAATTTAAATGCCAAAAGCATATGTAGTACATAGACGAGATCAGAATAATGTAGGAGATATGTCTGCCAATCCTTTACAGTACTTTCTCAAACATAATGATTATATTGTAGTTGACATTACTAATATTAACCGATATAACTTTGATCCTAATGTTCCTATAATTGCCGGAGGCGGCGGTCTAATTGCAAACGAATTTATGAATGAAGCTTTAAGAGACTTAACAGTATCGTCTGACAAAAGTAGTATTCTTAATATTGGATCGGAAATTTGGAAACACACACTGGCCGGAAATAAAGATATTAGAGACGAGTTCTTTTCTAAGTTTAATCCGCTTGTGACAGAATATGTAAAAAAGTTATCTAATGATATATCTCCAAGAATTATTTGGGGAGCTGGACACAATGGCAGCTTTGAAAAAAAATTCAAAGGAGAGTTAGAATATCCAAGTTGGTTAAGAAATTTTGATCTTGTAGGTGTTAGAGACTATGATCAAGAACACGAATGGGTACCTTGTGCAAGTTGTATGCATCCTGCATTACGAGAACAGCACGTAATTAAACATCCTGTTATTTGGTTTGAACATAAAAAACAATTAATGAAGTCTACAGAATTTGGAACAGATCCTATTCCAAGATTCATTAACAGCGGAGATAATATAGAAGAAACTATTAGAATTCTTGGCAGTGCAGAAGTTATTATAACTAATAGTTATCACGGAGCATACTGGGGGACGCTATTAGGTCGTAAAGTAATAGTTGCAGAAGCGTGGAGTTCAAAGTTTAATGCAATGAAACACAAGCCACTGTTTATAGGCAAAGGTGACTTTTGGAAAAACGTTGTTAATAAGGTTCCAGTTTATGATACTGCGCTTGAAGAATGTATAAGTGTTACAGAGCAGTATTGGAATAAAGTTAAAGCGTACTTGTAATGAAAATTGTATCGTATCTAGGCGGAGTTCCGTCGCC